CGTCCGCGGACTTCTCGCCGTAAGCTTTCAGGATAATAGTCTTGAAATACTCGATGATGCGAGATGTATCCTTTTCCTGAACAATCTTTTCCAGAGTCTTGGTAAGGCCGCCAACCGTCCCAAGCTGAAGCTCGATAACTTCAGCCTTGTTCAGGTTGAAGTAAAAGTCCTCAGTGCGCTCGTTGCCGTCATAGTCGACATACTTGATGTTTTTCTTAAGCATAAGAGTTTTCTCCTTTCAAATGTCGAAACTCACGCAGGAGGCAGATTTTCTTCGATGGGCTCGCCATCAGAAGACAGGACCGCAGACCATCTGCTGTCCGAAATCTGTCCTGCGTTTAAGAGTTTTTTAAGGTTGCGATCACCTCGTCGAGCATGGGCAGGCGGGCCTCAACAGCATCCTTACCGAACAGAATATCCTCCAGAGCAGCAAGCTTGGACTTGTCGGTGATCTTGGTGGAATCGATAGTAATGCAAGAGGTAGGCTTCATGTTCTCAACCGCAACGGGGTTGGTGGTGACCTCCCAAGAGAAGCTCACAGCATCGGGGCTATCATTGACAGTCTGATGCTGCTCCTCAGAGGGAGAAGCGGTGCAGCCGTAGACCAGATGCAGCTTATAGCCGTCATCCTTCGTGCTGGCAGTGTCGTTGCCGATCTCGGTACGGTATACAAAACCGAAAGGCTGGCGGCTCTGCTGGCCGACATACACACCATCCAAAGCAGCAGCGGAGCCATCGCAGGCTTCGAACTCATCGGGATACTGGTAGGCCTCAATTGTAAGGCCCAGCTGCTCCGCACTGCGCAAAGAAGCATACTTGATATTGTCCGCATACAGGGCAGTCTCCTCAGCGCCGGACGGAGACTCCTTGACACTGGTCAGACCACACCATGCAACACCCTTGGGGTACTTGCCGGCCTCGTCCTGAGGATACAGAACACCGTGATTTACGCCGGTCTCGTACTTGCGAGTACCGGTCTCGTTCCAAACCAACCTAGACATGGTTGTTTCCTCCTTAGTAATAAATGTTGAATACGAAATGATTTAAGTTATCGGCTTTGTAAGTTCTATCGAACAAACAAAGAGGCCACTGTGCGATAATATCCGGGTAAATGCTATCCGGGTTCTTATCAATCACAGTGACCTGATAACGCTTTCGCTGCATGTATGGGCGATTGTCAGCAAATTTGGTATCCGCTGTCGTAAGCGTATAGATGACGCACGGATACTGCAACTTGGTAGGCGGCTGATAATAGCAACGGCACTCTGGCCCTTTATCCGGGCATCCGATAACTTCGCACAGTGCATGGTGTAGATCAAGTCTGGTTCCCACCGTTGTATTCACCTCCAAGTGTCAGCACAAGTCTCGGGTATTGAACTTCAACATCCGTGACTTTCCATTTCACGCCCATGTATTCTGCATACCGCATTGTATGGAAATTTGCCGTTGCATAAGGGTCGGCAAGGATGCTGATTTGATTGGAGATATTCACTCCATCATTCAGATACTCCCTCCCCTGAAGACGACGAGTATTCCGAGTCAACTCGCCGTAGTAGTTGCGCTCCTCAATCTCGTCCTCTGCCCAAACACCGGGAGCAGATTCGGCTGTTACACAGAAACCGATTTTTCCATAGTATTTAGCCATGACAAATCTCCATTTTGATTAGTTTTGACTAACCTGTAATCAAGCGGCGACAGCGGTGCTCACAGTCTCCATGGTCTCAAAGACGATGGCAGACTTGGGCACGGTCAGAGCGCCGGAGCAGCGGGTCTCGATCAGGTACTTGTACTGGTTGTAGTCAATGTCGAAGTCGTCAAAGAGCGCCACAGCGCCGCCCTTATCAGCGCCGACAGTGTAGTCGGCCAGGTTGACGATGATGCCCTGAAGGGTATAGACGTCCTTCTTCTGCGTCTCGGAATGCTCGACCTCGCGCTTCTGGTTTTCGAACAGAGGGCTGGTAACGATGCGGGAAACACGCATCGCGGTGGCCAGTTCGTCAACACTCTTGTAAATACGGCGGCCGTTCTTGTCCTTCAGCAGAAGCATCTCGGCCAGAACATCCTCGGTGGTGAAGAACGCAGGGTTGCCGGAGCCACGATACTCCTTGCGGGCACGGATGGCATCGTCCATGATGTTGTTGACCAGATCGGCGTCGCTGCTACCCTTCTCAATCTGGCGATTGATGGTGAACAGCTTATCATCGGTCCAGATAGGGCGGATGTGCTCGGTGCTGATCTTAGAATCATCGGCAGGAGAACGCCCATCGCCAACCATAATGGCACGAGCGATTTCCTCATTCAGCTTACCGCGCATCTCGCCTTTTACCCAGGCAACCACATCGAAATCGGTGATGTCGATGATGTCGTCACGGTCAAACTTCTGCTTCTTGTACACGGTCTGAGGGTCGGTGGTACGCTTCAGCAGAGTGAAGACCTCCTCGATTTTCTTCTTGCCCTTCGTGTAACCTCGTGCACGGGCCTCATCGGCAGTAATGTCGGCAAAGCTGGTCTTGACGCGGCTGAACGGAACATGCTTGACACCGGCCATGATGATACCGACGGCAGTCTGGTCACGGTCAATGAATTTCGGGGGCGTGTTCAGCTCGTGGTACTCAGGGAACAGCTTGCCGATATCCTTGATACCGTAATCACCGGCGGAATGCTCCAGGTAATCCTCGGTGGCCTCCTTCAGGGTCAGACGACCCTTTTTGGCATCATCGATGATGGTGGCCATAGCGTCGTGGCTCAGAACGTCCTCGGTCTGGGTGGGGGCATTCTGGTCGAAAACATTGTGCTTAATCATTTCGGGTTCCTCCTCATTGTTTTTGTTGGGTTCAACGTCTTCGGACTCAGAGTCCATTGCAGCCCCAATCAGGGCATACATAACGTTTCTCTGTTCCTCGGTCATGCTCTCGACAACGTCTTTTACGGTTTTTTCGTTTTCAGACGCAGTTTTTTTTATTTCGGTAGGCTTTTTTTCCTCAGCCATCTTGGTCTTCTCCTTTTCTTCAGCGGAATGTTCAAGGACGTCTTCGAACTCGCCGCTGTCGTAATCGATGGAATCGAGGTCACTGTAAATAACCCCGGTATCCGTTTCCTCTGCGCCGTGAGCCATAATTTCCTCGATATGGGCACCCGGATTGGCCCCAGCCAAAACCAGGCTCAACTCCCTGATAATTCCATGGGACACATGCCCGCGGGAACGATCACCGGAATAGCGCAGGTTGTCCGCCCAAATGCTGAACGAGTTGATATCACGATTCTTCACAACGGTTTTGGCCATCTGGCCTTTCTCCGTATCGTTGAACGTAACATACGCTCGCAGACCTTCTGGGCAGGATTTCAGCAGAGCATGGCCCAGCACATTGTCGATAGAATTGTGCTGGTGCATCCATACCACGGGAACTTCGGTCCCATCTTGGTCCTTAAAGGCCCCGGGCATAATCGTTCGACCATCGCCGCACAGCACGCCGTATTTGGTAGCCATACCGGCGCAGTCATAACTATGTTTCGCCATTTTTATCTTCCTCCTTATTAGATTTTTGTGTACCGAATCGAGCGGCAACTTCGTCCTTACTTGCGCTGATATTCGGATTGCTCAGTATATCGGAATTCGGGTCGTTATTCGGCTTGAAGCCGACAATCTGACGCAATTCGTTAGATGTAAGGATTTCGTTCCGGCGCAGCTTATCCGCAATGTCTGCAATCTGGGAAACCGGCACAAGTTTGAACGGTTCGCTGAAGTAGACAATTGACTGTCCGCGCCCACGCGCATTTGAAGAGATGAACTTTCGTTTCATTTCATCCACAATGGCAGAAATAATGGCACCAACAACACGGTTGTTGTAATTCAGCATGGCTTTGTCATCGGCTGTACCGTTCAGAATTTCTTGTGTCATACCTAACTGGCCCCAGAAAACCTCTTGCAGATACTCAACCTGTTTCATGAGATTGTTGTCGAGACTGCGGTTCAGTTGGGTAATGTGCTCGGTACCGTCCGTGTAGGCAATGCCATACTTAGAGCCTGTAAGCTGCTGTTCGATGTCTTTGCGGCGTCGTTCGGCCTGCTCCTGACGTGCCGGTGTCTTGATGGTATACGGAAGCTGAATAATCAAGTCCAGCTTTCCGGAACTTGTCTGCTCATCGACAACATCAAGCAATGCCAACTTCCGGATAAGCCGCTGCATCGTTGAGTTCGGTTCGTTCATGATGGGATAGAGCGGGTTTTCGACCAGCGCAACGGCACGTTTCGGCATCATGATTCGCTCATGTCGGCCATTTCGTTCATTGTAAAGTTCAATCTTTACGTCTGACGGATACCACTCGACTACCTTGCCAACGCGTAATGAATCTATTTCAAATGCACCCGTCTCAGGGTCAGTGGAAGTCTCCACGGGAACAATAGCAACGTGGCCTTCATCCAGCATTGTCATCACAATGTCCTGAATAAGGGCTCGTCCGCTCTGGTCAAGGTTTGCTTCCAGAGTTAGACAGCTGTTTAAACCTCCGGGATGTTCCTGTTTGAATCGACCATCGGAATCCAAATCGGCATGAACGATACGAATGTCCGCACAATCCATTGCAATACGGGTTATGACGGAAGTAACGATAGTCCGCTCATTACCTCGACTAAACCGTACTCGATCGGGTCGATAAGAGTACCCGCCGCCATAGTCCCGATAGGACATCGGAGGGTCCCGATTTAGAAAAGCGTTCCATGCATGTTTCAGCCTGGAACCGAAAGTTTGATTTTCATCCATGAGCATACCTCATTCAAAAGCTTCTCTGTTGTTTTTGTAAGCCACAAAAGCGTCCATCATAGCCGCAACAGCGTCGATTTTCTCACTGTAACGCTTTTTCCATAGCTTACGGTTGCCGTTGGTATCTTCCAAAGTGATACAGTTCCCCATGGCAAACGTCATGAGTTCCTCATCAAACAAAAGCATCCGCTCCCCTGCCAGCTTCTTGAGCTCGCCAAGAGGAACGGATTCCGTTCTCGCACCCTGTATAACTTTTTCGATTCCAAACGGGCCATTTTCGCTGGCCCAGCGTTCGACGAATTCTTTTGCATTGTACGGGTCGTAGCCAAAAGCCGTAACGTCGTATTGGCATCGGGCAATATGATTGTCAAGGTCCTCATATACCTGCATCATATCAAGAACCGCGCCTTCCATAACGATCAGGCTGCCTTCATTCATAAATTTCTCGTACAGCACTCGTGTGGCCGCAGGTAATTTCATGAGTGTCAACGATGTTATGTAGTTCCGCGTCTTGATACCGAAACATCCGTTTGAAAGTGGGAAGATGAAAGTAAATGCACAGAAGTCGTCACCCTGGCTAAGGTCTGCGCCAAGAGCACACTGCATCTTCCAATATTCACGGTGTGGATGGCACAACGTTTCCTCATAAGTGAAGAAGTAGGTGTAGCCTTCCATAGGCAGACCAAAACGTTTTGCAAGAATATCATTGCGTGCAGACGGGTTCTGTTCGGCGCGCTCGACATCCAGCTGATACGTTTCGTAACTAACGGTCTTTCCTAGATTAGGATTAGCCTTTAGCCACATATCAGGGTTTCCAACTTCATCTACGGAGTCAAGCTTGTACCACCAAATCGACACGTGCGGATTGAAATACTCACCCTTCAAGATTTTCATCAATTCCATTTTGATTGTATCGCCGCTGCCATTACGAACGGTACCCTCCGAACTCGTGGCTATGATGACATAATCGTTGTCACCCTTAGACCCTTGCTCTTTGGTTGCACCCTGTTCAATAGCACCGATGGGGTCTTCCCGAATATCGCCGGAAAGCCATTCATCCACCGAGGCACATGCAACACGAAGACCCTGAAGCTTATCGATAGTCATAGGACGAATCTCAAGAAGAGACCCGGTCGTGAAATTCTCGATACCTTTTTTGGTAGCAGCGAGCTTGACTCGATTCGCTTTGGAACCCGTCGTGTTTTGCAGGGACCCCTCGGTCAGGAACTTGAACACAGGGCCACGCGCTCGGGTGATAGCCGTTCGAAGCGGAGAAAGCACCTCATCTGCCTGACGCATAGTCGGAGCAGTAGTGATCTGTAATGTGGTAAGAGTCTTGACATTCAGGAAATAGTTTTGGATACAGGTATCATACAAAGATTTAGCAGCACCTCGTCCGACAATAAGATACTGTTTATTGATTAGCCGTTTCTTGATTTTTTTATTAACATAATGTCCGCCATGCCCATCGGGGTTAGGCTCGTACACACTTCTGTCAATAAAGTAGTACCAACCAAAAATCTCCTCGCCCCACAGCTTAAATGTATCAAGCATGTGAAAATCAGAACCGTCGGTGAGGGTCAGTTCACCTTCACAAGAAGCAATCCAGCCTTCAACCGGATTCGGGTCGTAGTATTTGGTCGGGTCGGCAATCAATTCGTCGATGCGGTTCATCTCCATTGCCACTTCACGGCAAACGGGGATTTCACCTCGAAGCACGGCCTCTCTGAACTGGCCGTAATACTTCGGAACGGCAGTATTAGAGAGTGCCATAATGTCTCCTTATTTTAATTTTTTCTCAACAATCGTCAAGCCGCCCCAAGTGTCAAGCACTTCTTGAGTAAGAATTTCTCCTGTCTTAATATATTTTTGTTTTTCAAGAGCAATTTTGTGAATGTCTGGTGAATTTCCAACCAATTCAGCAGTAATTTTTGAAGCACCATACTTTTTAGCAATTTTCTCGCCTTGTTTCATTGCTGCACTCATATAGCCGCGTCCGCGATATTTGTAATCGGTATTTGCCCAATTTATGTAAAATTCATCTGGATTCTTCAAATAAGCATCGAAATTTCCAACTTTCTTACCAGCATCATTCCGAATATCATATGCAAGAGTTTTATCTTGCTCTTTTGCAATCTCCGGGCTAATTTTTCTCAGAGCATTAGCAACAGCACCTAACTTTTTTCGCTGCATCGTAAGTTGTTCACCAGAAGAAGTTTTAAACGAATAAGATTCATCGCTATATCTCTTTCGGCCAGCAGCAGTCAAAGTGCCATCATCGTTCTGGTATCTGCGGACGCCCCATTTCATTCCAAGAATGCCATGGTGAGCTAAATAGTCTTCGCCAGAGTTTATACATTCATAGTTCCACATTTAGGTATCTCCTCTCAAAGAGGATAGTTGTATTTTTGTCAGGTTCTGGTATAATTAAGGTAGAATGGAGGCGTTACCATGAAAATGCCAGAACTCACACAAGACCAGGTTATGGAAATTTTAGATAAATGCTATAACGAGGCCGTAAATGGACTTGCTAAAAGCAAAAACTGCGTTGATCTTGCGTCTGAATATCTCAATCGGTATCCTAATACCGAAATTGCAGTAAAAACAATGATCAACAACCAGATTGCTATGTGCACGACCTCCGGTTTCCTTACAAGCCTTGGTGGTCTAATAACGCTCCCAGTTGCACTTCCTGCAAACCTCGTAAGCGTATGGTACATGCAAATAAGAATGATTGGGACAATTGCTGTAATGTATGGCTTTGACCCCTTAGACGATAGTGTCAGGACTCTTGTTTATCTATGCCTTACTGGCACCTCCATGTCAAAAATATGTCGAGATGCTGGAGTACAATTCGGCAATAAACTAACATTGAGCTTTGTAAAGAAAATTCCTGGCTCATTACTTACAAAAATTAACCAAAAAGTAGGATTTCGGTTTATAACCAGAGCAGGAACAACAGGCATAGTAAACTTGACTAAACTTGTTCCTCTCGTTGGAGGTGTGGTCGGTGGCGCTTTTGATTTTGCAGGGACAAGAGTTATCGCTAACAAAGCCATTAAAGTCTTCGGTTACGGCAAGCTTGATTAACCTTTCTTTAGTTCGCGAATCGCCAATGCAATAGACAATGCTGAACTTGTGATAGCAAGCGCTGCGCCGCCATAATCTAATATTTCATCAACCATAGCTTGACCCTTGTCAATTTTATCAGGCTCGTACGTGATGTTTCTATACTGCTGTTCCAAGTTTTTTCGATTGATTAGACGACGTAAATCATCATCCGTCATTTCCGAAAGATTTATTGTGCTTTTCCTCTTTCGTGTATTTTTTACAACTTGATTTAAGTTCTTCATCTGATTCGTCAGCTGTCGACCAGAATCAATTGCCTCTTTAGAACTTTGCAACTTGCTTTTCTTTTCCGGATGGTTCTTTTTATATTGGGCTTCAAGAGCATGGCGACGATTATCTCGAATCAACTCGTCATCGGTCATGTCCGAAATTTTCTTTTTCTTAGAGCTCTTTTTTACCGGAGCAGAAAGAGGATTTTTCCCATAAACAGGGGGATTGGGTGTCTTTTCAAGGGGATTCTTTCCGTAAACTTGCGAACGTCTCCGTCCTTCAGTAGTCAAAGTACCATCCTTATTCTGGTATCTACGAACGCCCCATTTCATACCCAAAATTCCGTGATGCGCTAAGTAATCATCGCCGGAACTTACAGGTTCATAAATCCACATTTTCATCACCTCACACGAATCTCTAGGGTTAAGTTCAGACCTTAGAGATTTTTATTTGTGTCTAGTCCGAATAATTTCTTTGGCTGATAATTCCGATTTCGGATGCTCTTTACGATATTTCTTCACATACTCCAGATTGGCTTTTTCGGTCAAAGCATCAATCGCCAATTTACTAGCGGAACCGACACCGATGGCAGCTGCACCGACGGGGGCATAAGCTTTAACCAAATCTTCGGCGTACTTTTTATAGATTTCAGCTTTTAGTTGCTTCTCTATTTGCTGCTTGCCCATAGAAGAAATCGAATCAACGGCGGTTTTGGCAGAACCATTAAAGACAATTATCGGGTTTCTTGTGTTGTAGCCAGAATATTTGGAGTCGTTAATATCTTTAATTGCATCATACCCGGCTTTCTTTAGAGCATCATAGAATTTGCTGCTTACGCTTTGCCCTCTTGGGGTATGATCTACCAAAGCAATATTCACCGCTTCGTAAACGTGATTGTCAATTTTGCCAGCATTGAGACTTTTAAGGGCTTTATCAAATACTTTCTTTTGATTTGGAGATAGCGATGCCTGACTTAACCCCTTCAGTGACTGCCGAACCCCGTCTGCAAATTGAGAATCTTTTTGCATAGTTCGTCTGAGAACGTTTACAGCATTCTTAGGAGAAGCAAGCCTTAAGTCATCGCCAAGTTTGATGTTGGTTTTGTAGACACCCGATGAAAACCCGTAGTTGACACTCTTTTGCAATTGACTACCATAGAAACCAAGATAGCGATTATTGTCATGTTTCCCGAAAGAAGCATAAAAAGCATCCGATACGCCTCGGTTAGCGTTATTGGACATATTTTGAAGAACAGTTCCTGATTTTATCAAACGGTCGACGGTATTATCGTAGTGCTTATAACCAACATACGCGGCCGCTGCAACCACAGTCATACCTGCAACTATGGCTATGGTTTTCTCAGTTCTGATTCGCTTATATGCAGCAAGTTCAGCTTCTTCTTTGGTCAACCCCTTGTCGCGGTAAGATTCCTCTAACTTGATTTGACGTTTACCCTTCTTTTTCTGATTTTGTAAAGACACTCTATCTTTCGCATCGTTTAAATCAGTTTTAGCATTAGCTAAACGCTTAACCGATTTATTCAACCGATCTGTGGCTTTCCGATTATACAGAAGTCCTGCTGCTGTCTTTTTCATATAGTAGTCTTTCGACTGCTCATATTCTTTTCTGGCGGCATTCAATTCAGAAAATTCAGTTTCAGCATTTCCGTATCTTTTCTTTCCGACAGCCGTAAGGGTTCCATCGTCATTCTGGTATCGACGAATGCCCCATTTCATACCCAAAATTCCGTGATGGGATAAGTAATCTTGTCCGGAATTTACAGTGACGTAATCCCACATAAATTACACCTCCATTTCAGCAGTAACGTTCAAGCGCCACTCGATTTCCGAAATAAGGCTTTCTGTGGACTGAATGGCCGCACTACTGGACGGCGGGTCGAATAGCAGTTTGACTTTCAGATAGACGTAATCCTTGACGTCGTCCAGTCTGGTATCCTCGCCCACAAAGTCTTGCCAGGTAGCAGAATCATCGCGGATGCGGAAGCCCTTGTCCGGACCGACCCCGAGCTGGCACAGAATCGCCAGAGCTGTGTTGATATGGATGATTACATCGGTATCAAAAGCGGTATAGTCGGCATCCATGCCGAGCAGTTTCTTGATAGATGTCAGTATACTGTCCATAAGTCCTCCTTATCGCCAGGGGCAAGTATCGTTAGGCTTGCGGACTGTAGGACCTTGCTCTAGTTGGTCGGCATCCCCGTAGTGAATAGCCATATGGGTGGAATGAACAGTGGTAATCACGTATTCAGGGTTCATAAGGATGTCCGTTTGATTCAGTATGTCGTCCTTGGCAATTGGATTGAGATGATGGATAACGGCTTTCGGTGCTATGTATCTACCATCTTTCCAATACCCATTTATCTCATAACCCTCAACGCCAAGGTCACATCCCTTATCGCGAACAATGATTCTGTCCCGGAATCGGCGCCACTCGTATGAGTTGTAAAATATCTGATTCAGATACCTGTCAAACCCAAACGTATCAGCTCCCACCTCACCCTCAAGTTTCAGATACTCAAACCGCTCAAGGTATGTAGAATATCTGCAAAGTTCAGTGTGTGTCCTAAGCATCGTCGCAGTCCTGCCCGCTGTATCTTCGCATAGCGTCCAAAGCTTCTTTGTAAAGTTCCTCGACATGGGCCTGAGACTTCAAACTTTCAGTCTTGGCCTGCAACAATTCGATTTGTTTACTCAAAGCTTCTTTCTCCATACGTGCTTTTGTTGTACCCAGCTTCAAGAAGTGGGTTGTTTCCTGTGAAGACGCAGTACCCTCGCGTATTCGCTGCTCCACAAGGTCCATAGTCAACGAAATCATCTGGTTTTCACGGGCCTCTGGCGTAAGTGCCGGGCGTACAGTCCCTTTCTTACCAGTTTTCATTGGGTCTTTAGCTCTTTTCAATCCTTTTCGGCTCCTTTCGCTATGAATTCTCCGGCTTTTTGCAGGGGTCTGTAGGCCGAAGCCGGACCCTGAAAGGAGAATGAAAAGGAGGTAATGACGCTGTACATCGTCAAAGTCGCCTACAGACCCCTGCAAAAAGCCGGAGGAAATATCACAGAATCGCAATTCAAGGTGGGAGGGCCTTAAACTGTTTTTCCAAAAATCTCCCCCGGAGAAATATCAAAGACCGCCGCGATGTAGGGAGGGGGTGATTTTTTCACGACCCCCTCCCCTATGCTTAACAACAGTCCTTAGGCCGAAATAGCCTGTTTTTCTTTTGTATTTGCAACGTTTTTATGCAGATTTGCATTGTCATCGCTTTTTACTTTCTTGTAAATGTGAAAGAAATCGCAATCAATAATAGAATCAATTGCTTTTTCAATGGCAATGCTTTGCTCTTCGTCTGTCAATTCATCGTTTCCGGAAACACGAGCAAGCAAGCCACACGAATTGTATCCGTGCGTGACGTCCCAAAGCCACCATTTGGTGAAGTCATCAAATGGATTGTAAGGATTGTCAAACGTGGTCAACATACATTGAGCCATAGTAACTCCACCTCCTCTCACAGATACTTAGCCACAGTCGACGGCGAAATGCCTAAGCTCTCAGCAATCTGAGCATTTGTATAACCAGCAGCAGCGCGAGACCGAATCAATGCTTTCTTAGCCGCACTCAGTTCGGTAGTGGCACGAGGCATAGCACGCGCGCGCAGCTTATCAACATCTGTATTGTCGAGAATCTTACACAATACGTTGTCACTGATAGCGCCTGCTTGAATAGCCTGCCATTCACGGTCACTAATTTCAATTGCCGTGCGCTTAGCACCTACCTCATTACGGGATGCTACAATGGCCTGCTGAGACACCTTTCGCAGCATTTTCTTATCATTAGCCAAGTCAGGGTCCTGTGCCATCTTCTCCTTAATACGAGTGTTAGCAAGGGCCTGAGCTTGACGTTCGCGAGGCTTATTAGCCTCAGCCAGATTCAGCGCGGCGTTCAGTCGTTCGACCTCGGGTGCATAAGCTTTCTTAGCCGCGGCATCGTACTTCAAGGTGCCGGTGGCCTTCATTTCCTTGCGAGCGGCATTGGCCATGCTCTTGAGGTAGTTAGCATAGTCGGCATAAGTCAGCTCAGCACGGGACCGATAGTCGGACACCAAGGAGTATGCGTCATTGGTTTCTGCCATCTTGGTAGACTTTTGCTGGCGCATCTTCTGTTTGGTAACTACTTCGCCGGTTCTTTTATTGACCCGGGTGGTAGTATAGTACAGGTCATCCGCCGTGCTATACAGCTTCTTACCTTCAGGTTGCGTCAGGTCGTACGCGTCCTTGCCCTTAACCTTGACACCCGGAAGATTAACGTATCCGCTACCCTGACGTTTGGGAACAGGTTGATCGCTCTTAGCCATCGTAATAAGGGTCGATGCACCCTCATGATACTGACCGTTAGCATCCAGATGGCCCTGATACTTACGTTTAAGCTGGGCGATGCCATTGTCAACCTCAGATTGCTTATAATCAAGCTTGTGTTTTTCAGCATCAATGACGACCATTGAATGGCGAACTGCTCGTGCCAACTCTGGTGGGGTTGCACCTTTCAGAGTCATGTCCATGATAAGATTCGAGACAACGCCCATCTGTTTTTGAGTGTTGTCTTTTGTCATCAACTGCACATGATTCGGATTGCCCTCAGGAATCTTGTACTCGAGCTTAGGGTCGAAGCCTTTCAAGCCCTCGAGTTCGGGAGTTGAAGTGATCTTAATCTTATTCTTACCATTCGTAGGGATAACCATAACCGTATCGCCGTCAAAATCTGCGCCAGACAAACGGTCTGCAACAGCTTTGTTAATGCCGACAGCATCCTTAGGATTTGTACCCATGACCCGCTTGCCTTCGGCATTCTTGTTATTGACTTTCAGAATGGGAATCTCAAATGTACCGCCATGCGGGTAGCGAACAAGAGCAACCATTTCGCCATCCGTATAGTTTGGCGCATAAATCTCATTGTCCTTGACAGAAGTAAGAGGCAGAATGACCTGATACTTCTGTCTAGGAAGGGCCGCAGCTTTCAGAGTGACAGCCGCTTTATCACAACCGTCTGCAAAATCTTCAAGCAACTTTCGTTTAATAGTAGGGTTCGTCAACGAGCACAATTCGTCAAATTCAAGCTTGCGGTCCTCTTTAGACAAGTTGAGCTGGCGTTTAATCAGAGACTCGGACTGTTTGGCGAGGAACTGAGACGGAACCTTGTCAGCCCATTCGCCCCAGTCACCTTCATCAGCACGTTTATTGGTGGCCCCAAGAGATTGGCGCTTGCCAGTCTTAGGGTCAACATACTTGCCTTTAGGGTCGTCGTAATAATACTGACCGCCCTTCTCTTTAATAAGAGAACCAAACGGATTGTCCACATCGATTTCACCGGTATTGGTTCTCTTCAGAGGCTTTAGAACTTTCTCCATAGGTGTGCCGAGCGACTTATTCGTGTTAAAACGAATGTCGACACCTTTCGGAAGATCGTCGGCGTAGACTGCCATGCCCTTAAGATAGTAGGCACCATCGACCATAATGCGAACCTGAGCATAATGGGAGTCGCCCAAGCTCAAATCTTTAACACCACGACGAAGTTCAATCACACCATCCTTATCAACACCACCTTCTTCGGCGTAATTGATAACTAACCGTTTAGAGTCGATACTTGTGGGATACTCAAACGGCTTATGAAACGTCTCACCGTTATCGTATGAAATGGTATAATCGCCAACAGAATGAATCTTGCTGGTATCATAAATATCTTTGTATTCCGTACCAGGAGGTGTAAGCACCTGCAACGTTGTCTTCTGATTCGGGTTTGTAACCTGCGGAATGCGGCGCTTATAGGTGAGATAGCCCTCCATCTCAAGAATATAAAGGGCCTGGTCGAGCTTGTTGCGGGATACTCCAAGCTCACGCTCCGCGCCGGCGCCGACATCCAAATATCCTTTGGCGTCAATCAACTCTTTCAGCTTCTCTGCCGTAGCAGAGGACTGCTTCATACGCTCCTCGGCTTGCGCATTCAGAAGTGACCGAACCGAAGAATCATTGTTGAAGCCCATGATTTCAGCAATCTCGTTCAGAGACTTTCCTTCGTCGCGGAGCTTCTTGGCCTGAGACACCTGCTGCATACGGCGCAGACTCTTGGCGTAGGAAAGCTGAACACGCAGCTTTGTAGTGCTAGTGCCCATCTCTTCAGCAATGTCTTTTTCGGAATATCCTTTTTTCTCCAATGCTTCATAACGGGCCAGCAAATCGTCCCCACGCTGATACGGATTCTCGCCGGAGCCGAGAGGATAGCGACCTGAACCACGGCCGGGAGCGCCGTCCATCTTGCCGACACCGTAGTGCGCGATAACATCGTCCAGGGATGGTTTATCGTCAAACATGGTTAGCCCTCCATTTCTTTGATATGATTTACAATCTTGTCGGCCTCGATAATTTTCTTGGTAATGACCGTAATATCATTGGCTTCCGGCTTGAGCACAACGATATCGTCATTCTGATAGATACGAAGTTCCATATCAATATCCGTCGGTTTGATACCATACTCGAGGCAGAACAGCGCAGCGTAAATCATCAGCTGCTCCATGTGCGCCGGCACCTTACCGGTCTTCAAATCATGGATGCGCAAAAGATCGCCGCGCATATCAATGGCGTCAGCGGTACCAAAGCAATTCTGCGAGTAATATAGAACCTGCTCTGGCTTCAGGTTGTAACCGATAGCGTCATTGACATACATGTTCAGAGTTTTGCGAGATTTCGGAAGCCGCTGACGAAGTTCGATGCATTCAGCGGCAAACGCATGAAGTTTCGTGCCCATTTGTACAGCTTGGGCGGCGCGGTAAGCTTCTGCAATTTTAGTAGCATCGTAATTGAGCCAATGGTACTTACTCGCCCCGAGAAAAGCGTGCTGGCCTACAAGATTGGAATGATTGTTGAAGTTCATCTAAAACATTCTCCTTATTTTCCGGATAAACAAATCGAGAGAATGACATTTCGTTCATCCTCTCGACATAGTAATCTTGATTTGGTTGGTGGCTCGCCTGCTTCGCTTTTTTACATTCAAGAGCTGCCCAACGCCCTTCGTATAAAACTAAAAGGTCAGGAATCCCTTGAATGTAATTTGGGTCATTCTTTAAGACCATACAGCCCGGGAAGCGTTTCTTCAGATCGTTAATTAAACCTTTCTGAAAAGCACTTTCTTTTGCCATAAGTATCCCCTTTCGGTTCAAAAGGCAATATACCGTGATTTTTTCAAGGTCCCGATATATTATCTCTTCTCTCATAATACCCTATGAAATTTTCGCGAAGCAAAAAAAAATAAAAAGGGCCCGCGCTTTGGTGTTAGCGCAGGCCCATGGGTTTCAATAAATATCAATCGTCATCAGAGAAGGCATCCTCGAAGTTGGTTCCGAAGTCGTCTTCATAAGAAGCGGCCTCTGTCGGATGACCGCCCCATTCTTCAATTTCCCAGTCGGTAATGGTCCATCCGCATTCAGGACACTTGAAGTATTCATCCTCATCGTAATGGTCGCACTGTACATGACAATGTGGGCACCATTCTTCACCGGTTGGCAGGAAGTCTTTCATGTGGACTCGCTCGACTTCCACTATGCCGTCAGGCCCATCGAGAACATGGACTTCTTCGCCGCGGTCATTCTTCACGACTGTTTCCGTAATGTCCGATTTCTTGTTTTTCTTGAATCCCATTTGTAACCTCCTTGTGTATTTCCTAGGATGGCTCCATTATACAGGATATAAACCATCTACCGCAAGAAGGAATTTGTAAACTTTTATTTTACATACCGCAAATCCTCCGCACTGCATCCGAGCACTCTCACTATTTTATCGAAAGCGTAGTAGCTTGGAACGCTTCGTCCGTAAGTGTAATTGCAAATTTGGCATTGCCTCAAACCTGTCGCCTCGGCAAGGCCTATCTGGGTAAATCCTTTCTGTGCCATGACTCTTCGAAGCAAAACACCAAACACACGCCCGGTCTGCTCTTTAGTCATGTTGTTATCATTGTCAGGAAGACGTGTAGCTGTTTGATTGAGCGAATCGAATAAGAACACCTTTCCATCTGGTAATTCAATCAAGAGTGCCATCGGTGCATACACTCGATAGCTGGCAACTTTTTTAAACAGTAACGGAAAGTACGCTCTTGCTTCCTCAAGCAATTCGTTTGCGTATTTTTCGTCGTCCATTGGACTATCTCCTTTCCGAATCACAAAAATTAAAAAAATTACGTTTTTCATTTATATATACTCAAATATATAAAATTTTATATATTTACACCTATATTAGATAAAAACCTATAATTTTCACTTTTTTGCGATTTTTTGGCCATTTTTAGCCCAAAAGTGTATTACATTTGGGCTAGTGTATTACAAATTTTGTGATTTTGCTTCAAAACGGTCTTAAAAAATGTAATACATGTAATACACGTAATACACTTTTTGCTTATTTTGTAATACACGTAATACACTTTTTTCATCCGGCTTTTTCGTTTTTGTAATACAGTTCAAGCGCTTCGCGGACAACTTCAGACTTCGATTTTCCGGTTTTCGTACTTGAAATAATCAGTTTCGCACGGTCCTCTTTCGGCAATCTGACCGTGATTACCGAGCTATTTGCCATCATTTTTCACCTCCTATCCGGCCTGTTACTGTCCCCGATGAACACCATATCATGTATGATTTCTCTCGCGTAACGATGGTTGACTATGGCTAATACCACATTCGGATACTGTCGCAGCGTGTCTTTTTGGAGTTCATTGAGTTGCTTGCACATGACATATCCAATTCCATTGATAGGCTCGTGCCCATCTTTCGGGTCCCACATGCAAGGAATCGAGTAAAAATATCCGCCGGGACAAATGCCGTTCAATGTCTCGAGGTCAAACTTATGGTCAATCGACATCTCAGTTCTCCTTACAGGATAGGAAGTCCTTCACCATCGAATCGTATTTCTCAGAGCATTTAGGACAGAAATCCATATCATCGTGTTTAGTCCAACCGACAGCGCCCTCGAATCCATCAGCAGTAATATGAACCGTCATTCCATCACGGTAAGGTCCGCTGCCGATGTACTTGGCAAACTTATGTTCACCGCAACGTTCACAATAATACATTTCACCAAGAACGTTCATACCGGAATCACCCTCCGTTTCTCAAGGTAATCCTCGCAAATAATATCAACCCCTAATCCGAGCTGGTCAATATAGCTTTGCAAACCAACATACGAGTCCGAGCCCAAAATCTTGTCCAACTCGTTTTCGACTGTCTGCATTCCCTTTCTTTTGACGCAGACTTTCTCATGAGCACACGTTTCACATTTGCTTTTAATTTTAATGATCATGATTAGCGCACCTTCACTTCCCGAACGTAGTCCAAACAAGTTAATGTGATGCAAGAGTTCATTCCGTTAAGAATAGCGTCAATAGGGCTGTTATATCGGTCGGTAAGACTATCAACTACCCTTTTGTTTAATTCCTTATAGTCCAGCATTTTACCGCACACATTTTTGTGGACGCACATATCACAACGAGTACAGTTATCGATGGTCATAAAATTCTCCTTTCAAAGAAAAAGAGGACGCCATGTTCCAGACGTCCAGAATATTTAGTGAATCATACTCTCCAAAGCCAAGCCAATGATGTATACCATCCCAATTACTACGAGCACAGGAAACGGAGCATCAGCCAGATAGAGAATCGCCGCAGCAACAGCCAACATAATTTCACCTCATTTCCAACCACGCAAAACATTTCCCGGAGTAATCAGAAAGAACGAGTTTGCAATGCACAGGCCGATAGATTGCCGCATCATGATTACTAAACCGAATAAATTTTCCAACATCCGGACCTGCAATAATGATTGCTTCAGCCTCGAATACAGAACAGTTCGCTTCTTGGTAAGTGTATGGATTCTTGACTTTTGTAGGTTCTACCAGCTTCATTGCAATATTCCCTCGAAAATCATACTCAAACAGTTCGTTTGGCCCGATTTCCGAGAAAGTTACAGATTTTGGTGTATGATTATCCACAGCTTCCATTATTTACCACTCTCCTCTCTTCCGGTAATCAGCTTACTGTACGGCAGTGTCTCAATCCAGTCGCAGAGTGTATGCCACTCATCCAGCTTGTGATTGCGACGCGATTTGTAAATGTTCGCCAGTACCTCGTAATTCAGCATAACGGTACGTTTCTGGTTGTAGCTTGACGGAAGAAGCTGAATCATCTGCCACCAGAAAAGCTTTTGCTGAGCAAGTACATGCTTTCTTTCTGCATTTGTAATATCCCTTTTTAGCTTCTCAGAAGCGGTATTATACTTCTTACGGTAGTAATTCAGAATATCCACAGTCCGAAGAAGCCAATCGTAGGACATACTGTATTCATCACCGTCAAGCTCTTCAATGTGCTCATGGCTAAAGTCGCTTACGTCAAACACCTTTGCTGTGATTTTGTGCATCGTAGAGCAGGAATTGGCTACAGTACCCACCTTGTATGTATCGAACTCCTTCCACCAATACAGCGGCGCCGTAATATCAAGGTAGACGGTAATCATTCGCATGAACTTCCGATGGTCTGTGCCGGCCTTGGCGAGCTGGGTCATAAGCTTTCGGTCGTTGGGACCGATAACTATATTTTCACCTAATGGCAATATGCAATAATCATCCGAGGCTAACTCGTATGCATCGCATGAAGAACACTCGCCATCGCACTCAACAATGTGACTATCGATCTTCTCCCATGAGTTCTTTGGGTTTCGCATCCCACGAATCGCGTGTTCCCAACCAAAGACCTCAGCATTTTCAATTTTAATCATTTTTTGTTTACTCCTTTCACTCGGTAAAATCCATACTTATCGGCTTTCTTATTGATTTCATTCACAATATCGTCTTCGTTAATATCGTAAATTCGAGCAACCACCGAAGACGATACGAGTACATGTGCGATTTCTTCGATGAGTCGTTCTTTAGAGTCTGGGTAACCTCGTTTTGCTTTAGAGCACGCCTGAATAAGTTCAGCACATTCCTCTTGCAAAATATCAGTTTGAGTCTCAGAACCAAATTCTGCAATACACTGAAGCACAAAGCCGCTAAGTCTTTTATTGTCAATCATTGCTTATTCTCCTTTCAAAATGCATAACGAAACTCTTCTTTGAGCTTCTGTTTTACGTCATCGCCTTTGCTAAAGTTGATAAAGAAGCCATACTCATCGTTTACCATATACGATAGAGTCATTCCTGCTTTTAACAGTTCGATATCTTTCTCGGTAATAGTAACAAACTAGTTTCCAAAATAAGACATATTTTCTTTTACTTTGGATTCATTATGGCAAACAACAAACCAATTATCAGAATCGTCTTCACCTAAAAATTTCCTTAAGACATTCATTTATTTTTCCTTATCTCATGCTTTTAATTGGAGTCAAATCCAATTTCTATATCTTTCGGAGCACGCAGAACATGGCAGTAAGACGGTAATACGATAACTCCATCTTTTTTCTGTCTTATAACATCTCTATAAAATTCTTCCATTTTGTCAGGTTTTAAACGAATATCCACCTGAATTACGAGCATTTCATCATCGTACAAATATCACACCTCCACTTTGTCCGGCGTAAACACCATCTCGATGACCAAAACTTTTTCTCCGTTTTTATGAATAACTCGATGATTGAAGTCGAGCCAGGAAATACCCATTTCCCAGTCCCACCCCATATTGTCGCCATCCGCGAGACCGCACAGACCAAGAAATTCATAAAAGTCATTGACCGTAACGGCATCACCAAGAGCCCAGTTCCGATTCAGGTGGTACTCAGCCTGCAAGACATGCTCAATGGTCGAATCAAAATATCTATTGGAGAACTCGTCGTAGAATGTATGAATGGGTTCGTCCTCAGATACGCCCTCGAAATCCAACGTCTCGCTGCCAAAAAATCCAGAAGAAGCCACATGAACCTCGTCTAAATCTTCTTTGCATAGCTCGTCGATGACGTGCTGGTGAGTTTCAGGGCCATAGAGTTCCTTAACCTTTGACTGGTACCGTCCAAGGCTCTCTCTGGCGAGCATACAGGCCACTGCGAGGGCTTTTTGCTGTTTGTAAGTAAGAACTCCGTCCCACAGGCTATGGCAGGGGCATAACAACGGCAAATATCAATTACGGTTTCTTTTGTGTTACCGTCATTTTCCCGGCGTCCAGCCAGCATTTTCTCCGCTTTCGTGGTACACTTCGCCGTAAGAACTGCTGTTCCCACAACTCCTACAGCCGATGCCATAGTGAAGACAATCGGAACCCATTTTGCAGTTAGCTTCATCAGAGGCCTCCTTTTCTTTATTAGCAGTCTTTGCCAGAATCCGTTCCAGCTTGACTTCTACCGCACGTTTGAGCTCATCTTCTGTGATTCCTTGAAGGCTCATGAGGTTGCCCAAAACAATCGTAACGTCGGCAATTTCCTCGAGAATGCCATCTCTATCGCCAAGACCATGCAGCTGTTTGGAAATTTCTTTCTGAAGTTCCGCCATTTCCTCCATAGCTACGATATAAATTTCTTTGTCGTCTGTGTTAGCAATATGGAGAACCTGAATGTTATTCATGGTTTCCTTCGACATCCGACAGGGAATTTTCATCTGTTCTTTAAATTTTTTACGGTCCATTAGTTTTTCTCCTTCCAATTGTTCTCGATGATTTGCTTCACGGTGCCTGTCGAACCATACACCTTTTTCGCAAGAGCAGCACAGAAGCCAGCCATCGGGTCAAAAGTGTCTGCGTCCATGCATTTGACTACCGTTTTCTCACCGTCGGCCCAATACACAATAGTGGCAGGGCCGTGGTAGATGAGCTTCTTGACCATATATCGTTTATCCATAACAGAGTTCTCCTTTTTCTGAGTGGACCGTTTAACGAGGGTCATATCGACTTCTGGAACATTATACAGAGCGATACCCGTTTTCGCAGAAACCAAGTCGTATATAGCCCTCATTTCAATTTGGCTTGTACGGACAGCCGTCACCGTCCAGTATTTTTTGTCGTGATCATAGGGAACTGTGACAATATCGTTAATATCAAATTTGGACATCATATTGTAAGCTCTCTTTCCAAGCAAATACGCATCGAATCCGTCCGTCTTTTCTTAAACTCATACTCGTTCGTAAACCGGTTAAACCATACTGCACCATCAGGCGTGTGTATTCCATTCCAGAAATCAATCATTTTGTCTTTACCTCAACTTTCATGGTATACCCGGGGCACCGATTGGCATTTTGGTCATTGCTCACTAACTGACACTCGCGATGATGGGCAATGCAGCATCCGCGGTCCATCTCCCGCCGCCTGCATGTGTTGCAAAGGCATCTCGGAAAGAACTCCTTGCATTTAGTGTTTTTGACCATTCTTTTCCCCTTCTTTCCAGTTGACAGGTTTATGGCTGTCTTCGTTGTAAGGGTTGCTCAGGCAGTCATTGCACGGATGCAGATACGATGCCTGCTCGCAATACTTGCAGGTCTTGCAATACATGTCAAAAAATACTTCTTTTCTACGGTTGTTCATACAGTTATTCTCCTAATCTTCACATCAAGGACAATGGCATCAGGCCACTCATCTTTTAGCCGTTTAATTGCATTTTCGACCGAGGTGTCGTAGCATGCAAAATATCTTAGGGAATGTAGCATAGCTTCATCATTCGGCCTACGAAATTCGATCGCATATCGTGTGTAAGTCATTTTATATCCTCAAATATCAACCAAGAGCTCGCACAATGATTTGGTATGCCTTAGCCATTCGCTCATGTATCCGTTTGGTTTTGTTAATTTTGACCTTCAGAATATCAAGGTTTTCCCTAAGCTCAGTTTCGGAGCAATCACCGTTGATACATTGCTGGACCATGGTGCGAATGTTGTCCGCTTCCATGGCTATATCTCGGCAACTCTTGTATGCTTTTTGAAGCTCATCGACTCCTACCAGTAGCATTCCTTCATTCATGCCGGAATCGCCTCATCTTTCTTATCCACTACGGCAACCGCGTCCATAATATCACTGACCAGCTTCTCCTCACGAGTAGGAGCATCGTTGTCGGTAGGATAATGCCCCTCGCCATCACACGCAGCGGTAAAATCGCAGTGGGCATTCATGCAGCGAGCGCGCCAATACTGGGCCATGCGGTTAGCACTACGCAGTTCGTCGTGCAGGCGGATGCTGGCAGTCTCCCACTGTTTAGCCTCTCGTTTCCAGATGTCTGTGTGTTTGCGTTCAACCTGAACATCGCTCTCAGTGGGCTTTCCGGTGCTCACCAGGCCCATGACAAAAATTGTTCCAACAGCACCCATGAAAATACCAGCAATAAAAGTAAACATTGTAATCAAGTCCTTTTCAAATGTCAGCCATAGTCCTCGCTGAGAACATGGCATTCGTTGTCTGTTATATGATGAATTTCGATGTTGCACGCGCTGCAAATCCAAAATTTCGTGAAGTGCCATTCGGCATTAAGGTCTTTTACTTTCTTAAGGTAAATGCAGTCCGCGCAACGTTTCTGTTGTTCATCGAGCTTTTTTGCCATTTTTCCTCCGTCTAAAAGAAAAGACCCTATGTTGGCATAAGGTCTTTTGGGAGTTTAATCCTTTTTGATAGAGTCTTCGATGCTCTCGCAAGCATGTTCGATTTGCTCGTAGATGTTAATGGTTTCCGCAACTTCCTTGCGAAGGGTGCTCACCGCATCGAGAACTGCATCTTTGCTTTCATGTCCGGCCTTATAGCCGCAGACACTAGCAATAACATAGTCCGATACGATTGCGTAACCTTTGCAGGAATCAAAAACCTTTTTGAGTTCACCAACGCCAATCTGCATTTTTGTTTCGTTCATAGCAAAATCTCCTTTCGATTTGAGGATGCATTCCCATATAAGAAGATGTAAATTACGCTGAGAAAACAAAGACCCTATGTTGCCATAAGGTCTTTTGGGAGCTAATCATATTTTGTCATATAAATCCAATGCGTCTAATGCGTCTAATTCCGCTTTTGCAGTGACGCCAATATCTACTAACATCGTCAGATATTGTCTGCTGATTTTCATTACTCGGTCATAATTATCGGCATTTGCCCTGTAAATAATCGCCAAGGCACGGCTGTTAGAGGCTCCCATATCGCTAACGATTGGTTGGTAGCCCGCAATCACTTTGCGCAAGTACATTAGTTTCAGCATTTGGATTCCGTTATTTGTAATCATATAAATCCTTTCATACAAGGCCATGAAAATTATGCGGTCACCTTGAACTCGCCATAATACCGCTTATAATCCTTATTGACGTTGAAATTGCGTTTCTCATCGTAGGCACGCGCAATACGAATATCAATGAAGGATTTACTGGTAAGATGGTAGTAGTACAGGTCTTTGAAGGGAGTGTTCATACGATTGATTCGTCCCTCTGCTTGTTTGGCAACTTTGTAGGAGTATGTTTGAGAGTAGAACACTGTCGTGTCGGTGGCGATACAATTCCAGCCTTCAGCTCCGGCTGTGTATTGCACAAGATAGACCCAGCTATCTCCATCTGGAATCGGGTCGTGTTTATGGCCATTCCACTCGGCTACCTCAGCGTCTCCAAAGGTCATTCCACGCAGAATATCAAGCTCGTAGTCGAAATTATAGAACACAATCATTTTTGGATGGTCCTCAAAAATCTCTAAGAGCTTGACCTGCCGGGAAATATCCGAATTTACGATTTTCCGAATATCGTAATAGAGCTCTGCGGCGTTGATAATGGGCTCCTGCGTCCAAGGATTTCTACGTGTTTTCCAAAGCTCCTTGACAGCACGGTTGTTAAACTCGGCATAAATCTCCTCGTGATGTAGTTGGACACCGCGATGAAAGTCCATTGGAACCAGAATATCCTTCCGTAGTGCGCAGAGCTTTCCCGTATGTACGAATCGGTCAATTTTCGGATACTTCGTGTACCGTGAGTATACAGCGTGTTCCTGCAAAAACTGGGTTTTGTTTTTATAGAATCCGTTCGCTACGAACACCGGGATGTAATCCTGCCAGGTATCGCCTGGCGTGGCTGACAGAAGAATCCAATGGTTCCGCCGGGCAATTTTAAGAAATGCCTTGACCCACGTGCCACTACCCACGACTCGCTGCTCATCAAATATAAAGAACGCATCGATGACGTTCGCATACTTTTTGATGTTGTTCCACGAATCCACAACGACTTTGTTTTGGTAGAGATTGACCTCTGGATTCGTTGACAGCAAGAACCTGCACATCTCGCCTTCCCACTCGAGTGTGTCTCGCTTACGAGCGGTGGTTATGATGTACAGGTCTTTCGGTGGGTCGCCCATCGGGAAGTAATCTTCGCCCTGAAGCGAATTTGGGTCGCCTCCATTTTGGAGATAGTAGTATGCCAGGGCAGTAATTGACTTTCCGCTTCCAACATCGCCGCACAGGATGCATCCCTTTTTCATCTGTTGCAGAGCTTTGATTTGGAAATCGTAGAGGTTAATCATTACACGCCTCCCACAAGAAAGTAGATTCCAATTACGAAGCCAAGCAATAAGAGTTCTCCAATGACAGCGACCTCGAGCATATCCCACACATTATCGCATATAATCGACCCTATCACTACTAATAATGGGATCATTGTAAGTGCAAAGCCAAAAATACCAGCCATGTTTATACCTCCATCAGTGCAATCCCCAGCACTGCGATAAGGAACGCGCCAATGAACTTAAGCGTTTCAATAACGATACGAACGAAAACGGCCCAGCCAACTGAAGCCAAGCTCGCAAAGATGCTGGCAAATATCACAGCTGCGGCAATCAACGCAATGCCGCCAAGAATTTTAGTCATTTTTCTTTTCTCCTTCTTCGTAGATAGCACCAGTTTCAACGGTCACAACATATTTACCCAACTTTTTTTCAGGAACAAGATTTGCTTTAGGACCCAAATCCATCCACAGGCATCCGATGGCAGCATCATTACAATCGCTTTCACGGTAATGTGCAAAAATTTCGTCTTGGACTTCTTGTGAACAGCAAATCTTTCGGCAATCGTAACGTGTGTTTAGGGTCGGGAAGTAACCGACATTCGCCGCCACGTTATCGTAAAAATCAAAGATGGAGCAATGGCATTCTTCTTTTGTCAAGGTTACAATCATTGTCATTTCGATTCTCCTTTCATCAAATCGCAAAGCTCACGAATAAGCCGTCTATCGGTCCACGGCGGCAGAAAATATACAGGCGTATACCAGTAGTTTTCGGTAGAATCTCCGCTGCACATGGGGTCTGTCAATGTATTCCCTACTTTCACCACAGCAGCAATCCCCAGCATCGATAGCTGAATATAGCACATGAGGGCGACAGTTTCGTCGATGTCCTGAGCATACATCAAAATGTAATTCTGAGCATTGAGGTTCTTTTCTGCGTACAGCTTCCGATAGGTATGATACCCTGCTATAAGTGTGGCTCCGGCACCACACGCAGGGTCGTTGACCGTTTTCACGCTGAAAATATCATCCCCGAGGCTACAGCTTATAGCGGCCATGAGCTGACAGACATGATACGGTGTGAAAAATTGTCCGTTGTGCTCATTGCCAAGGTCTAAATCCATAAAGAGCTTTCCGAGATAGTCCTGCTCAGGATTTTCATCAAGAGCACAAATCACTAAAGCGGCTAATTCAGGAAAGACCTCGGCTTCATCCTTGGTATACTTCTTGATGGTTCGCAGGTACCGTTGTTCCCGAATATCATAGTGTTCTTTACTCCGGTCTACAGCGTTGGAAATGGAGCAGGCAAACAGAACAACAAAGTCTTCCCAAATTGTCCAGCGGCTTCTGGAGGCGGTCAGACTGTTAAATTTCTTAATGAATTCTCTGCTGTAGTCAGTTTTCTCTGGGATTTTTGCAGGCTTTACCGGCTTCTTCTCGGATTGCGCAACTTTTTTCGGTGTTGGCTCGCGTTTTTCAGGCGGCTCCCATTTGGCAGCACTGCTCAGAATATCTTTGAGGGTGAATTTTTTCATCTGGCCATCTCCTTTCCAAAATATCAGTAGGGGCTGTTTCCTTGCTGACACATCACTCGCCCAGTTGAGTGACCACGGACATTTAACTCTGCCTCCACTCGGCACCCCTAAATATCAATTAAAACGGCACTTCGTCGCTGCTCTCGTAGTCGGCGTACTTGTCGGCAAATGGGTCGTCTTCGATTTTTACGTACAGCGTTTCGAGGTAGGCCGCGATACCGGTCTTGCTGTTGACCTCCCAGCGCCAAGGGCTGACGACCACGTCGGCATTCTCGATGCGGGCGTACTGAAGCGTGGCAATGGTATCCTCGTCCAGCAGAGTGCGTTTGTGATTCGTCAGCAGCCAAATCTTAGGCGGGCGGACTTTGAAGCTAATCTTCACCTTGATGAAATGGTTGACCTTCTCATCAGGATCGCGCGGCGTCAGCGGTTTGACGTTCCAGCCGTCGTTGGCGAGCTGCTCGGCCAGCGCATCATCCTCAATGACAATACTGAAAGAACGGTCACCCTCACGGCCAAACTTATCGTCTTTGCCGGTGAAGTTCTTGAAAATGATACGGGCGTTATCGATTGCGAGTTTATTGTTGCGTTCCATAGAAGTTTCTCCTTTACACTTTCTTGAGGACGGTTTCGAGTTCGGGCATGGTGTCGCGTTTCATAGCCGGGATTTCAGCCGTAAACATAGGCCATTCCTCTTTGACAACGCGGCGACGGAAGTCGTTTTTGCTGATAGGCGAGCTTCCAAGATTGTTTTTGAACATACGAGCAAGAGCGTTCCATTTTTCGTTCTGTTCGGTCAGCAAGTTCACAAACTGCCAAGTGTAGCGAATATCACGCTCTTTGATAAGGTTATTTGTCTCATCGACAAAAATCTTGCGGATTTCCTTTGCAATATCCGCATCGGTCACATGAAACTCGTCTTTGTTTTTGTACGTGTAGACGAGCTTTTTAAAAATATCTTTTGCTTTCAGAACATACTCCTCCTTAAAAAGAAAAGACCCTATGTTGCCATAAGGTCTTTAACGGGTTACTTTTTTCCCATTGCAAAAAGTTTTGTGGTGTTAAGTAAAAATACCGTACGTACCCGAGCAGATGCCGACATAGACGGGTCTTCTGTGGCTTTAGCCATAATCTCTGTGAGTTCATTATAGGTATTGGGCCATCGCATGTTAAGTGCTGATAAACCCCACGCTTTCCCCAAGGTAAAAGACAGCTCCGCCACAGCACAAATCCCGCCGGCAATCATAACCGCTTTTGCGCATTTGTTCATTTTTCATACCTCCAAATTGTTTTAATGGGTTGTATCCCATATTAGAGACTGAAAAATATGCGGTCAGAACGGAATATCAGGCTCATATTGTGGTTTGCCATCTTCGTACCATGGCCCAACATAAGGCTGGTCAGAAACAAACCACTCGTAATCGCCAAATTCCGAAATATCACGAATGGCATTGTCACAGAGCTTGTTGTAGTAGTCCTTGTCGATGTCGTCCTGCTTTGCGAGAACCTTGACCATTTCCGATTCCATCCAGCGCCAGTCTTTTGCCCCAGTTACAGAGTCATATTTGGTTTCGCCGGTCTTTTTGTCGACAGATTCCCGTACCAGCAGTCCTCCGCCAGCACCAGGTTTCATCGGACAGAACAGCCCAACCTTACCGACAAAGTGACGATCGTGCTCACCTTCAGGTAGTTTTTCGTTCATATCCAGATAGATGGCCGAGGACACCTGCTTAGTCTCGCACATATCCTCAAACCGAATTTCTTCATGACTGAACAGTTTTTTGAAAACATACGGAATCTGGAACTGGGTGCCTGTGGCAGTCCATTCGTTTGCATGTTTACCGCCCTTATTGATGATACCTTGAGTATTATACTTGGCAATGTACACGGCGTTGTTTACCAGACAGATACGGTCGTAAGTAGCCTCATGCTCGAAAATATAACCGTACTCACGGCCATATTTATCCACGAAACCAAGAATATCATCAGTCACATCTGGAATCTTGATGGAATCCGTCTTGATGTGCGCTACGATGAATCCCCGTCTCTGGACCTCCTTCTTAAGTGTTTCCATGAACAGAGCACCACGCTTGGCTACAATGTTGTCATTGTTACGCGGGTCGCGGAATGGATTGCTGAACTTCGCGGACGTCAGTCCGTACACCGAGTTGATGACAATTTTCAGCGCGTAAGCCAAGTCATCCCAAGTATAATCGGCAGTACCGGCCACGATAGCCTCTGCGAACGGAACCAGTTTGCCATCCAGCAGTTTTTTCAGAGCTTCGATGTCCTGATGCTTGATGTCAACACGACCATTCTTCAAATCCTCGAAGTTTTTCGTGTACTTGCCGAAGTGCTTTTCGGCAATCAGACTGGACGGGTGCATAGACGCAATGTCATCCAGACCAACGTTTCCGTACATGCCGGGCTCTGCGTAGACATAGCCTCCTTCACCGACTTCTTCGATGATTTGTTCAGGCTTTACTTTTGCTTCTTCTGCACGTTTATCTTCAGCTTTCTGCAAATCAAGAAGGTCGTTCAGGGTCTTTTCCTCGGTCCGGGCCCACTCAGCATTGTGAAGATCATAGACCCAGTACGACTTGTACCCGGTCCAGACATAATTCGGGAAGAACGGCATGATGCTCCAACCAACAGGCAGTTCCTCTCCGGGAATATAACTGCGATACTGCGGTTCGCCCTTCTCGTTCCACACGCGGAAGTCGTAGTCGTGCCCGTAAGCCTCTCGCAGCTCCTCATATTTGGTATACGGAACAGGCTTCCACAGCTCGCGATAGTTAAACTGCCACTGCGGATTTTTGTCCGAACCAAATATAATTCGGGTAGTGTGCTGGTTAGTGGTATCATTAACAGTCAAACCAGACAAACTCGCCAGAATCTGCCGTGCCACCCAGTCTGCGGAGCGCGATTCGAATACAGCCTCAGTTGCAATGACGTCGTTGTCGCAATACTCGGCGACTTTATGCCACATTTTTTCCGGCACAGGCTGGTTCCAAGGCAAGCCAAGCTCCTGATGGTGAATGCCCAACTCAATCTCGAATTTCTTCAAAGACTGCTTCTTGGAACTGAAATCATAAATATCAGTGTAAGAGATGTTATAGGCCTCACCATAGAATGCGTTTTTATCTCCGCCGATGATTCGCTGCGACAGCTTGTACAATTCCTCGTTAGGTGCACCGAGCATACGGGCATAGAGCATGTGGTTATCGTATTTGCGGCAGTTGAAACCGATGAGCCGATACCGAATAAGCTTCTCGATGTCCTTCGCAGTCGGGTTAATCATACGAACGACTTTCTTGTCTTTGCCCCGGTACTTCCAGTTGACCAGGAACAGGTTCGGAAACACCTCACAGTCAAAGAACACAATAGGCGCCTCGTCGTTCTTGACAGCCGGTGAAATGTCATCGCTTGAGAAGTGCATGGCCGCCACCTGTTTGATGCAGTAGTCGCTCTGATGCGTCGAGTTAGCTGCGAAGTTCAGCACAGCATTGTACAGGTCTCCTACGTCGTAGGTGACGTCGGAGTTATAGGCATCGTCTAGTATCTTCTTGATGAAATCTACGCTTGAACGAGTGTTTGCATGGTATTCCTTATTAAGGTTCCGCTTGATAAGCGTTCGGATAGCCTTCTCGTTTTTCACGGAATCGAAATTCACCATTTTTATATCTCCTTTCAATGGCAAACCAGAATTGATGGTCGCAATTGGAAGGTTGTTGCATTTGGTGAGCTGTCTGCGAAGGCTGCTCTTCCCCGTAAAGACTTTCACTTCGATGTCATCATCATAAATACGGCTGAGTTGTACAGGGTCTCCGCTGTAAATATAATGAAGATGAATACCACGCCCGGATTTGGATAGCTCTGCGTAGGTCTTGGGCCAATGTGCAGCAGCTTCCAAATTGCGTTCAAAGGATTTTTCTCCGTCTCCTCCTTTCAGGTCAAAATCGATTATGATATGGTTTTCGGGAACCTTGACGTAGTGGAGCTTGGAGGTGTCCAAGTCCTTGAGTTTAGTTCGGCATTTGTCCCAGCGGTTGATAGGAGTGCCTCCGTCGTTTGCATATTGGGCCGGACAATCGGCACAAATATTATCGAAGATTGAAGGCTGCTCTTTGAACTCAATCGCCGGCATGACTACAGTCGCAGATTCAGGCTTTTTTCCAGTGCTTCCATCAAACTTGTCGATTCGGAAGCCTTCATACCAACCTCGAATGGTGGTTCCGTCCTCATCGATGTGCTTTTCCTGGAAAATATCAAAGTAAGCCTTAAGCTCCTCTTTGAATAGGCGCTTATTGTAGGAATAGGTTACCTTAGCATCCTCACAATAGTTCTTATACATCTCGTAAGCAATTTTCAGAGATGTCGAGTTTGCTTTGCTGAACACGGAATAGGAGTCACTTACGAAGTTATAGAAATCGTTGGATGCGCCCATCATATTGACAGGGATATAGTCGTCATAGAACTCGGGGTCTTCGAGGTAAATATCACGGCAGTGACAGGCAATACCACCAAGCTCGAATGGGATTTTCTTCATAGCCTTGTGGTATTCCTTGCCGCTCAGCTTCTCCCCTGTTGGCTCTACGTCAATCAAGCGGCGAAGAATGCCCGACCTCGCGTCGGAAATCTTTACAGGCTTATTGGTGCCCATAAAGAGAAAGGCCTTGAATCGATTTGCGTATGCCGATTTGAACTTCTCGTTCACGGTCATAAGCTCATGCGAAACAAGGCTGTTCAGACGGGTGTTATCTTCGATACGAGACAAGTCACCGTCATGCTGAATGGCAACCAGCGGATTGGTTTTGAATGCTTCCAAGGCGAAGGAATTGTTAGCACTGCCGAGGGCCTTTGCATCAAATACCGAGTAATAGCCTTCGAACAGCAGCTGAATGATGTTAAGGACTGTCGATTTGCCACTTCCGGGAGGACCATACAGAACCATGAACTTCTGAAGCTCTTTGGAATCGCCGGTTACGATAGAGCCGATAGCCCACTCGATTTTATGGCGCTCCTCGGGAGAATATAAAACCGACATCAGCTTGTCCCATCCTGGAATTGGACAGTCCTCCAAGGGATAACTCAGCCGTTTGGACGCATAGTCGTTTTTCTTGAGCTCGACATTAGAAAATATCAATTTCTCGTCCAACATGTGGAAATTGTCTCGGCATTGTTTCTGGCAGAATTTATGCCAGGTGTCAATCATGCCGTTTTCAGCATCCCACATGTGGAGTGTGAAAGTCGAGTTGCTGAATTCGTTGGAATGTTCTATGGAATAGGCATCCAGGGCTTGGTCAATCAGTCGCAAGGCGTCCAACTCATTTGTTGACCAGAGACCGCGGTCTTCAACCCAAATCGCATAAAAGTCCCCGCCTCGAATCATCAAATCCGTAGACTGAGACTTTAATACGAATTTTGGGTAAATTTCTGTCACCCCCTTTGCTTTTGAGCGAGTGGCAATTTGCAAAAAGTCAAGCATTACATTTCCGTCTCCTCCGCGTTTTCGTTCGGCTTCAACTCGTCAATCTTCTTGGCAAGAATCAGGTTCTCGATAGCTTTGTGGTTCATGTCGATGAGCATAAGGGACCCAACCAGTGACAACCAGATAACAGTGTTCAGTCGATTCTGACCCTTCACGAACTTGTATGTAGCATTCGCAACCTTGTAGAGACTTTCAGCGTTCAGGTTATTGGCCGTAGCCAAATCACAGGGACTAAAAGCCCCATAAATTTTCCAAACAGCCAGATGTTTCATTTATTTCACCTCATATTCGTCAAGATACCAGTTTAATTGCATCCAGATTTCAACCTGGCGCATGTCTGTATACGGTCTACGGACATAAAACAGTCCGCCTTCCCCATTCCGGGAATACTCGTGGTTCATAAAGGCGTTTATCTTTTCGTCCACGTACACCTCGTCAAATTTACGGTCATCCATGCAGGCAAGGCCGAGATTGGCAATCATACCCCAGAACCATTGACCGCGACGATCTCCGTATTCTGGGTCATCCATGATGGTTTCCTCACAGCGATTCGCCAGAGCCACCATCATCTCGAGAACACTACATGGATGATCGTCAAGGTAACGATTTATAATGTAGTTCCGAATGTGCTTTTCATTACCGAAGCGATACCGCAGGTCAAGACCATCTGCTTCGCGATTCGCGTCCATAGAGATGCTAAATTGAAAATCAATTTCGCTGAGACGGTTCAGCAACCTCTTATAGCTGAGGCCATCCCAACGATACCCGACACACACAAAACCGCACAGCCATTCGAAGTATGCCGCGGACGTCTCATTTTTTGTCAAATCAGGTCACCCCCGGACTGTAAGGCAGACTTCCTGCCACATCTTCATATTTGCGCAGGTCTCGAGTAATCTCATAGTACACGCGCAAACGGTCATTTTTGACGTACAAAATATCAGGCTCGTACTCGTCCATGTGGGTCAGGTTTTCAAAGCCGATGCAGTCGTTCACATCCTCGACAATTTCATCATTCTCATCAGCCACGATGTTGTCCGCGTAGAAGGTCATGCTGAGTTTGTCATATCCCGGATTCTCACCGAATTCGTCAGGCGTGATGACTGTAGGACCATCGGGAGTGCGCTCGTAATTATAGTTCTCTTTCACAATTTTCTGATAATTGCGCATCTCCTGAGACTTCGTATTTTTGTTGTCAGTCTCTGTCGAGGTCTTGCCGGTTTTTTCTTCTTTCTGAGCATAATACTCACGCATTTGGGCAATTTCTTCGTCTGCGCGCTTACGCTCGGTATCTTTGGTATAGTAAAGAGCAACCGCGGCTCCTGCTACGGCTGCTCCAATGACCAAACCAAAATATAAAAGTTTATTCACTTTCATCCTCCTGTTTGATGGTTAAAGCGGTAACTGCCAGCCCCCCGAAGAGGGCTGACATGCTGATAAGAATGCCACCTACGATGTGGCGCTTTCGCTGTGTATTAAGCATGTAATCGATCATGGCAACAATGTTGTCAATGCCCTCCATTTATTTCCCCTTTCCGCCGGAGAGCACCGCAATTCCTCCAGCAAAGCAGATTCCGGCCATCGTGGCGAAAGTATACGTGACGAGATTCAACATCGCAGATTCCTCCTTTGGTTCAGAAAATATAAATCAGTCGATAAGGTTCATGATGGAGCCCTGAACATTGAAGTCCAGCCAGACAGAGGGCTCATCCCCGTTGATGAAATCGCGAACATTCTCACGGCTGTCGTCCAGGCCAAAGTCGACGAAATCATCACCAGCGTCATTATCTTTCTTATAGACCCAACCAACGACCAAACCGGCATTGGTAGGTTTGCAGCCGATGCTGTCGAGAACATCATTCAGAGTGAGGAAACCATTCGCGCGCAGGCGGTCGTTGGCCATCTGCTGCTGAGCCTTCAGGAACATGAGATTGTATTCGGGCTGATGCTGCCAATTGGGATTGCATTCGTCGAACAAGACTGCATACGGAGAGCCCATAGGGTTGCATACCTTGACAATCTCGTCGACCTGTTTCTCGTTGTCCATATCGTCAGTAACGGTACGCTGAACGACCTGCTCGCTCACACCCATGCGAAGCTGGGTGTCGACGTCCTTACCGTACTTCTCAATGACACGACCACGGTAGGCATCGAAGCTCTCGGAGACAGAGGCAAACGCTGCGGCCAGAGCAACATTGCGCTTCCGCAGGATGTTGTTGCTCGCCAGAATGGCCGCAATGGACAAACCTCCAAGAATCACGGAAGGCGCATACAACTTGACCAACTTCACGCCCGTCTGGGTGTAAGTGATGAGCAGGTCCTTCTGGCCATCCTCGGCTGTATAGTTCTCCGCACGTTCCGGATGTTCGATGCAGTCGTGAATGGCGTCAACAGTGGCGCCGGCGTCATCCAGAATTTTAGAAATCTTGGTTGTCTCATGGCAAGCCAGTACGGCGGAAGCCACAGTGCCGACAACACCGGCAACCAGCAGGATTTCCGGGCTGTGCTTCGCGATCTTCAATTTGGTCATAGACAGGCTGCGGTTTGCGGTTTTTAAAATATCAGTTACATTTAATTTC